AAAAGCGGAAATGCCTAAAATAGTTTCAGTATTGCAACCATGCATAAAGTGCAATGAGACTAGAGAAAATGTAGAATTTCCTATAAGAGGAAACACATGTAAAACCTGCGTAAGCAACTACAATGCTGAGTATAGGGCAAAGAATAAAGAACATATATCAGAGCAAAAGAAAGCATGGAAATTATCTAATAAAGACTATGTTATCCAAAGAGATAAATGTTATGCCGCTGAGAATCCCGAAAAACATAGGGCAGCAAGGGCTAAATGGAATAAAAGAAACATGCATATTAAGAATGCATTGGGGGCAGGCAGAAGAACAGCTAAACTAAATAGAACCCCAGCATGGGTTGATTCTGAAGAACTATGGTTAATTAAAGAAGTATATGCTTTAGCTACGTTACGAACTAAAATGACTAATATAACATGGAGTGTAGACCATATAGTACCACTTCAAGGCAAGTTAGTTAGTGGGTTACATACGATAAGCAATTTACAAGTGATACCTGCAATTATGAATAGCGCAAAAAACAATAGATTTGAGATAACCTAATGGCTTCTAAGTTTTCATCAGGTAAGCACTCGATTGCAGAGTGTGACCGTTGTGGTCAAAGGTATAAGCTAGTACAGCTACGTAAGCTGACTATTAAGACTAAACAGGTTAATATACTTGTATGCCCTGAGTGCTGGGAACCAGACCAACCGCAATTGTCTTTAGGTCTTTACCCGATTAACGACCCACAAGCGGTTAGAAACCCAAGACCAGATACCAGTTACGCTGTGTCAGGCATAGGTCCAGACGGTGAACCAGAGGGCGGTAGTAGAGTATTTCAATGGGGCTGGGCACCTGTAGGCGGTTCTAGAAACTTTGATATTGCATTAACCCCTAACGATTTAGTATCGCAAGGTCAAGTAGGAAGTGTTATAATTTCCGTAAATTAAGGAGCATTAAAATGGCATTCACAAAAGCAGCAGATGGTGTAGTTTCAAAAGGTAAGACTAAGGGTAAAAACCTTGGTGATTCAGGCTCAGATGTAGGTATCGAAGGTGGTAAAGGTAAGACAGGTTCTAAAGGTGTTACTTCAGAAGCAATGAAAAAAGTAGGTCGTAACTTAGCTCGTGCAGCTAATCAAAAAAGAGGTGGTTAATCATGGCTGATAATGATAATAGAAACGTTGACCCCAATACTCGTGCAGCTGTTGATGTAGGTCCTGAAACAGAGGCTATGACTGTAAGCATTGGTGGTAAAAAAGATTTCGTAGAGAAAGAAGGCATCGTTACTCGCGGTAATGGTTGTGCTACTAAAGGGCTTCGTGCTCGTGGGCCTATGGCATAATGAACTACATTGAGTTAAGCCAAGCAATCCAGAATTATGCGGAAAATACTGAAGCTCTATTTGTAGCTAGTATTCCTACGTTTGTTCAAGAAACAGAAAGACGTATTTATAACTCAGTTCAAATTCCTGCGTTGCGTAAAAACGTGACGGGTGCAATGACTATTGGTAATAAATACGTTTCGCTTCCTGACGATTGGTTGGCTAACTACTCACTTGCAGTTATAGATACTACAGGCTCTTATAATTACCTACTGAATAAAGATGTGAACTTCATGCGTGAGTCATATCCAAACCCTACTACATTAGGTCAGCCTAAGTACTATGCGTTGTTTGGTTCACAGCTTGGTAATGCTAATGAGCTTTCGCTTATAATGGCTCCTACACCTGATACAGCGTATGGCATGGAGTTACATTACTTCTACTATCCAGTATCAATAGTTCAGGGTGTTATTACAGCATTTACAAATATTATTGCTGGTACAGGCTATACAGATGGTACTTACTTCAATGTTCCGCTTAGTGGTGGTTCAGGCTCAAGTGCTACAGCAACTATAGTAGTATTAGCGGGTGCGGTTCAAACTGTTACACTTAACGCTGGTGGTTCACTATATGTTGCTGGTGATACACTTACTACAAGTAATGCGTACCTAGGTGGTTCAGGCGCTAGTTTCTCAGTTCAAGTAGGTACAGTTGATAATGCCGCAGGTACTAGTTGGCTTGGCGATAACTACGACCCAGTTCTGTTCTATGGTGCTATGCGTGAGGCTGTTATCTTTATGAAAGGTGAGCAGGACATGGTGGCTTACTACGAAAAAATGTATATGGAAGCTATGGGCGAGCTTAAACGTCTTGGTGATGGGCTTGAAAGAAACGATGCTTATAGGCAAGGTCAAACAAGTCTTCCATATAAAGGGCTATAATGGCAATTATTCAAACACAATGTACAGTATTTAAAGTCAACCTGTTAAAAGCGTTAGAGAATTTTAACACTGGTTCCCCTTATGTATATCGCATTGCGCTATACACGGCAGTAGCTAATTTAAACGCAGATACATTGCTCTATACAACAGATGGCGAGATTACAGGTACAGGCTACGTAGCAGGTGGTGAACTTTTATACCCAACAGTCCCAGTAAGTAGTGACGGTGTAGCATATATATCGTTTGCTAATGTTACTTGGAATCCTGCTAATTTTACTTGTAGGGGTGCTTTAATATACAATGGCACAACAGGAGCTGCAGTAGCGGTACTTAACTTTGGCTCAGATAAAACAGCAACAACTACGTTTACCGTGACCTTCCCAACGGCAACATCAACATCAGCAGTAATTAGAATAAATTAAGGAATTATTATGACAATAGAACAACAAGGCTTTGGCGATAACGCTGTTGCAATTTGGGACACAAACGCAGCCGATAATGAAACAGTAGGCATTGCAGGTTATTACAATGTTACATGTAACGATGCACAGGGTAACTTAAAGTGGGAAGAATCATTCCCTAACTTAGTAAACGCAATTGGTAAGCAATTACTACTTGATACCTTATTAAAAGGGTCATCTTATACGGTTGTAGGTCCATTTTTAGGTCTTATTAACTCAAGCCCAACTTTCTTAGCCGCAGATACAATGACATCTCATGCTGGTTGGACAGAGTTTACTAACTACACAGTTGGCGGTTCAGCAGTTCGTGGTACGGCAGTATTTGCTTCAGCTACATCATCAGGCTTATCTCCAGCTAACATTACGAGTTCTGCTGCAGCTTCAATCACATACACTATTACAGGTGCTGGTGGTACAGTTGCTGGTTGTTTCTTAGTAACAGGTTCAGGTGCAGTAAGTACTCAGTCTAGTACAGCAGGTACTTTATATAGTGCTGGTGCGTTTGCAACACCTAAGATTACAACAATCGGGGACACCGTTTCTGTGAGCTACACAACCACTTGTACCTCATAGGAGCTGATAATGGCTCTAGTTCTTCTAGATAGGGTACAGCAAACAGGTACGGCTAATACCACAGTTAGTTTTACCTTAAGCGGTTCAGTTACAGGGTTTCAATCTTTTGCTGGTATTGGAAACGGAAATACCACATACTATGCGGCTACTGATTTATCAGGAAACTGGGAAGTAGGTATTGGTACGTATGCTACAGGCGGTACTTTAACTAGAACAACCATTTTATCCTCAAGTAATACAGGTAGTGCTGTTACTTTCTCAGGTACAGTCAACGTCTTTATAACCTACCCAGCAGAAAAGTCTATCAACTATGATGGAGCTGGTGTGGCTACGATTGGCACTACACTAAGTTATGCAGATACAGGCATTGTTGGTTCATTCGCTTCTACAGTAGCTGGCTATAATCAAGTAATCCTTCAAAATAAAAGTACCGCAACTAATGCATCTAGTAACTTAAATGTATCTAATGACGCAGGTACAGCTTCTACAAACTACGCTGAACTAGGGATTAACTCATCTACCTTTAGTAATGGTGCAGGCTGTTTCAATATCCCTAATGCTGCTTATGTAGCTTCTGCGGGTGAAGACTTATCAATCGGTACGTATGGTTCATATAAGATTCACTTTGCGACTAACAGCAACACAACAGATTCAATGACTATCTACACTAGCGGAGGTATTTCGTTAGGTACTTATGGCGACCCCGGTTTAGGTAATGTGGCAGGTAATAAGTTTGTTTCGGGCTTTACATCAGTTACATCGGCAACTGGAACTACAATATTAACAGCGGCTTCTACGTACTATCAACGGTTAGTAGGCACGGCAATTCAGACAATTCAGTTACCTGATGCGACTACATGTTTAGTAGGTACTACCTTTATATTTGATAATGACTCTACTGGTGTACTAACAATTACAGATGGTGCAACGGGTGCAATCGATACTATCCCTTCAGGTGGTATTGACTATATAT